GAGTTTGCGGAACTTCTCTAATTATTACTACTGTCTGACCAGACGCTGGAGTGTTACCAGATGTAAAAGTTACATTACCACCAGAAGCATCCCCTGCTCCAGATACTGTATAATGTGTAGTTAAAGTCTTAACAGTTTCAGCACCTGTGCTATCTGTTCTAATAATTACGATTAAGTCTGAGTCTGCAAATATTTTATACCCATATGCAAATTGGGTTGTACTCCCATTACCAGAGTAGGAATTTTTTACTGTAGTTGAAGATACTGTCATATTACTTTCTCTATATTATTATTATTACTGAATATCAACATTAAAAGTATTACCATTATTTATTGCTTTTTAAAGGTATACCATACATACCTTCTAAACTTTCTTTTGCTATTTGTATAGTTCTTAAAATTAATTTATCTATAGCTTCTTGCTTTTCTTCTGGGTTTAAATCTTTCATATTATGAATTTTACGAATACCATCTGTTACCTCATCTATTGTCTTTTTATTTCTATCTAAAACAACTTGTTTTATTTTCACTTTTTCAAGTTGTTTTGCAACCCTTATAGCTTCTTTTTTATCACCAGTTTTTACTAGGAAATCAAGTGTACTTTTAAACTTTTTAACTTTACTATATTCTTTATAAAAATCTGTTATGAACTCTGATTGTATAGATGGATCTCTTAAATTAAATGCTCTTATACCTGGTATTTTTGTTAGCGAATCTTTTGGCTTTATAGGATCATCAATAACACCAGATGTTACAAGAGCCTTATCTAAAGCCATCAACATATAATTACCTAAACCACCTGTCCAACCTCTTATCCAATTTTCAATCATTAAAGGTGAAGCAGTGTAATTTGGATTATCATTAAATAAAGCCATAATTGTTCTTGAAATTAACTTTGATGTTTCAGTAGTGTATGGATTATATTGATAAGGAGAAAGTAACTTTTTATCCATGTAATGAGGAACAATAGGATTTCCAGTAAAAAAACTTTTGTTCATATATGTTTCTAATGGTGGAATTAAAAATGTTGGTGTAGGATTTAAATTTTTCATTTGATTTTTAATAAAATCTAATGCAAATTCTCTACCATTCTTAATTGATTCTGGATGATCACTAGCAACATAATCTAAAAATTGTTCTGTACCTGTACCAAAAACTATTCCAAGATCAAAAGGTTTTGGTATTCTATATGCTCTTGCATCTTCAGTACCCTCATCCATTACAACAACCCAATAATTATCTTTTACCCATTTAGGTTGTCTTCTATATATTTCGCTATCTTTATTTGCATACCAAAAATATAGTGATGGCATTATAATTCCTGATAAGATTGCTGTTGCTGCTCTACCAGGTCTTTTTGTTATAGCATCATATATTTTTACATAACCTTGAACTCTTGCATTATAAAATGCTGAAACTTGATTTAAACCTTTCATATAGTAACCCATTTTTGCATAATCTATTGTTATATCTCTAGTTTCAAATCCTGCTCTTTCTGCTCTTTCTCTTCCTGTTAAACCTTCTTTACCAGCTTTTTTATAAGCAAGTTGAAACTCACCAAGACGAGTTATATTTTCACCAATTTCTGATAATGTTCTTAAAATTTCTATAGGATTAAAAATTTGATTTCTAATTTTTCTTCCTGTTAATTGATCAAAAACAGGTTTGTCAAAAATATTTCTATCAAGAGAAATTAAAGTTGATTGCATACCACCAGATTTTTCCCATAGTTTAAATAATTTATTAGCATTTTTACTTAATCCAGTTTTTGCTGCTGCCATAATATAAGCACCTTTTAAGCTACTCCAACCTAATACAAATCCAGATTTAGAAAATATTGGTGCTAACACAGTATCTCTTGCTATGTTGGAAAATACAAAGTCTGGAGATGTAGTTGCTCCAGCTCTTAATGTTCTAGCGGGTAAACCTAAAACTTTTGTTACAACACCCATTTCAGATGGAGTAAATTCAGATAATGCTTGTGCAAGATCTCTGCCTACATCGTATGTTTGTAATTTTCCATTTCTAAAAACTTGAACAGTATTTGAATCTGATCTCATAAATTCTTTTGTAAAGACACCAAGATTAACAATTCCTGAATCTGAAACTTTTGATGGATCATCTAAAATATCTTCTAATTTAGATCTTTCAGTTTTGACTTCAGTCTTTTGAGAAATTTTATTTATATCTGGAAAGACATCTTTATTCTTTTCAACAAAATCAATAAATTTATTTAAAGAATTATTTCGTTCTGCAAGTTTTACTATTCTAAAAGTATTACTGTACATTGTTTCTATAGGATCAAATAATACAGCTTCTCCTTCTTTTCCTTTAAAACCTTTAACTCTTTTAAATGGGTTTTGAACAACTTTAGTATATCCTGTTTCTTTACCAGATTCCATTGCTTCTAAAATTCTTGCAAAAGGAACATAACTTTTGTTTGCTTCAATCATAGCATCAAAAGCTCCTTTATCTATTAATCCAAGATCTCTCGCATATTCTAATAATTGTTTTTGATAAACATCAATATCTTTTGCAACTTTATCATATTTTGATTTTAATTCTTTAACAACCTCCTTTGCTTCACCAACTTTAAAACCAGAAGCAAAACCTCTTTCATTATATTCTAAAACTCTTCTAGCAATAAGATAAGCAGATAATTCTGAATATTGTTTTTTTAAAGTTTTTTCGTTTGCTTTTTTTCCTTCAACTACATTTTCTTTTCCTAAAAAACCTTTTTCAATTTTACCTTTTAAATTTTCTAATTTTAATGGTTGAAGAACATCATTAAAACTTTTACCTATTATTTCTAAATCTTTAGCTCTTAACATTCCTCTATTAATAATAGAACCTGCACGATTAGTCATACCTACAAGAACTCTAAACGCTTCATAAATATTAAGTTTACCAGATGTATTTTTAACATCTTCAACTCTTTCAACCATACGATATAATGGATGTAATCTATCAATAAATAATCTAGTAAAAAGATTTTTAACTTCTGTTTTATCTTTAGGTTTTTCAAATTTTACTTGATTTAAAAATTTTGTAACAACACCAGACATATCTAAACCTTTTGTAAACTCTGCATCTACTTTAATTTTTTGACCAGTTTGTTTTTCAACAAGTTTAGCCATTGTTCTTGGAATTTCTAAATTTAAACTAGACATATCTTGTTTAACATTTTCATCTAATTTAAATAAAGCTGTAAGATCTACAGCATCATAAGGAGTTTTTTTAATTATATTTCTAGCTTTTAATGCACCTCGTTCTCCTAAACCAAAAGCACCAAACAATATGAATGAATCTGTTAATTGTTCTGAACTTGGAAGTTTTCTTTCAATAGCTGCACCTGTTCCCTCAAATCCTGTTACTCTTGCAAATAATGATGGTAAAAATTTATTTGATATTCTTCCAAATCTTCCAGCTACTGATAACTGCGCACCTTCTTTTAAACCTGCTTTAATACCATATTTTCTATAAGCATCCCAAAACTCACCCCAAGTTCCAACTTGTCCTTTTTCTCTCATTGTTAAAAAAGTTTCTCTAATAGATCCTACACCATACCCTGCACCAAAAGTTGAATAAGGTTTTGATATATAACCAGCACCTAAATATAATGGAAGGTCTTTTACAATTCTACTTGCATTTGTAATGTTTCTTTCTAAAAAACCAGTATCTTCAAACTCCATATCAAAATATTTTTCTTGTTGATCTGTGCCATCTATATTAGGAATATTATATTGACTTTGTATTAAATCAACAACTCCTGTATTCCAACCAGCTTTAATTCTTTCTCCTATATCATTGAATCCTTTACCAACTGCTTTTTCATAAAGTGATCTGTCATCTTTTTCTTCAGCTTCTTTTATTGTTGCATAAACATCTTTTAAAGATTCTTTACTTAAACCTATATAAGAATCATATACTACTCCAAAATTAGAAGTATCAATAGGTTTTACACCAAACTCTTCAAGTATTTCATTATCAGAAAAACCAGCTCCTTGCATAATTGTTACTTGTTCTTTTTTATAATTCTCTACTTCAGTTGGATTAAATCCAGCTTCTTTCATTAATTTAATATCGTTTTGTAATTCACTCATTATTGATTTGTTCTTTTTTTATAATCTTTAAATGACTCACCAGGAAGTTTTTTGGGAACATTACTTTCTTTTTTTACTTTATCCATCATACTTTTAAAAACATCATTTTTGTCAACTGTGTAACTTAAATAATCTTTAGCAATATAATTTTTATTAGTAGGATCTATTAACTCAATAGGTTTTAATCCTTTTGCTATACCTTCTTGGTATCTGTCATACATATCTCTTTTAAAAACATTTAATGATTTATTGTATGTAACATTATCAATTAATCTTACAGAATCAGATGCAATCAAATTTCTTGTTTGTTCTAAAAAAGAATAAAAAGGTGAAAATTGTTTCTCAAATAGTTTTGGATTTGTGCTTTGTTCTTTTATTATATTAGAATAAAATCTAATATCTTCAACATCAGTTCCTTTATTAAATCTTTCTACAATTGAAGATGGCTCAGTTTCTCCAGGTAAAGTAAATTTATCTATAACTCTATTAATTTTATCTGTTGCTATAAGACTTACTATGTTTCTATTTAAATCTGCATCAGACATAGCAACTACTTTATTTGTATTGTTGTCTTGTATTTTAGTATTAAGATCAGTAAATTGTTCTAATGGAATAGAATTTTGTGAAAAAATTTCATTTAATTTTGTTTGACTAATACCAGAATCAGGTTTTACTTCTATCATAACATCATTATAAAGTGTATTATCATCAAGTTTTTGAACAGCATCTTGTGCTTGAATTTCAAATAATAATTCATTTCTTTTTTCTCTAGCTTTTTTTGCAGCAAAAGATCTAAATTCTCTTTTTTCTGTATTAGATAATGAATTATAAATATTTTGTAAATTTTCATCACCTGCAAAATTTCCATTTATTGTTTGTTTTGTAATATCTTTTAAAGCACTTGGAGCAATATCACCTACACCTACTAAAGATATTGTGTTAGTTAATGTTTGAAATTTTTGATCTTTAATTGCTACATCTGCTTTTTGTGAAAGATCTATAATATCTTTTGACTCTAATACATTGTATACTCCATCTTGTAATTGTTTTTTTAGTAAAGCTGGTTGAGTTAATAACATTCTATTTGCTACTGAAATAGATCCAAATTGTTGGTACTTTAATTTAACTTCTTTTTTTAATTGTGGTTGATCAATATAGTATGGATTAGAATCTAATCTTTGATCTATTGATTCATATATTTCTTTTAATCCAGAACCATTAATTTTTTGAGAAAGAGCAAGAGTTTTTTGTGTTATAAAATCACTATCAATGTCAGATGATTCTTTGAATTGAGTTTTTCTTGATTCTAACAAAGAATTAGATTTTAACTGTGCTGCTGAACCATAAAATTTAGATTTAAAAATTTGTTTACCAAAACGAGATAAGTTTTGACCTTGGCTAGATGACATAAAATTATATAGTTTATCTACACCTTGATCATAAATACTAGAAGCGTCTGAAGGATTGCCATTCTTTCCTGTTTCACTTGAAAGAGTTAAAAAACCATTTGGTCCATTTTCATTATCTTTATAAGAGTTAGCTATAATCTTATCTACTTTATTATTTTCTTCTAACTTTCTTTCTTTAATATATTCTTTTTGAACAAAGTCAGATACAGGTTGTAAAGCAGCACCAACAGTTTGTGATAAAGGAATTTGCAGATTAGTAGTAACGCTTGGTCCTTGAGATGTTATTGTTGATTCAGATGTAAATGTAGGTATTTTTGGCATTATCTATTCCTTGATCTGTTAGAAGATTTAGATCTTACTCTTAAATTACTTCTACTATTGTTTCTAGGGTTTCTATCTTTATGATCTATATCTTTACCCAATATACTATTACCAAGTTTTTTTTTCATAATTCTTCTTGCACCATTTCTACTAGCTCTATTTTTTTTTTGTTTTGGTTTAGAGTGGTAGTTTTTATATTCTGATTTATAATTTCTCATTATTTATATTGACTCATAGTTAATAGACTTGTACCAGTAGACGCAAGTGTTCCCAATTGTGCAAGTCTTGATTGTTGTCTAGCAACTTGACCAGATATTCTAGCAAAGTTTGCTTCTTCAAATTTTCTACTTTTACCTATTTCAGTATTATATCTAGCAATATCTTTTTCTACTTCAGCTTCATATAAATTTGATAACGCTATATTTCTAGCTGTACCAGAAAATGTAGCACCAGATTTTAAAGTATTAACTACTTGAGTTCCTTGTAGTTTTCTAAAATTTTTATCAAATTGAGCAAGTTCTAAATTTAATTTATCATCTAATATTTCTGCTTCTTGTTCTTTAACAAGAGCATTACGATTATTAACGCCTTGATTATATTTACCAATTGCACCTTGTTGTTGAAACTGTAATAAACCTAAACCACCTACCGCATAAGGAGCTGCTGTTGTTAATGCTGGTGCTGCTGCTTTTGATGCTGCTGCTAAAAATCCCATTAAAATATCCTCGCATATCTGTATTGATGTGAACCATCAAATCCATAGTGTTTCATTAAACCCTCATTCTCTAATCCTAACCACTTTGCAAATCTTATTCCTTTATCGAAATCTGATCTTACAG